AGCACTGCCTGTTTCAGGTAATGTGATCGCTGATGTGGTTGATGTTGGTGTTAAAGTGGGTAATGACATGCATGATTCCTCCAGTCTTTAGTAAGTAGTTTTCCTTATAAGAAAACGCCCCAAGCATAAGCAAGGGGCAACGGAGGACTAATATTAATATTAGTAATTAGTTTTCTTCAGGAGATTGTACTTTTTTCTTAGCAGCAGCTTTCTTTTTAGCAGCAGCCTCTTTTCTCTTACGAGCGGTTTCTGCTTTTTTCTTTGCTGCTTCTTCGGCTTTTCGCTTGGCTTCTTCAGCCTTACGTTTTGCCTCGGCTTCTGCTTTTTGTTTTGCTTCCAATGCTTCACGCTCTTTGCGTTCGGCTTCTTCAGCTAAGCGACGCTCTTCTGCTTCTTTTTCAAGTCGAGCATCAATGAGTTGTTGGTTTTGTTTTTCTACACCGCAACGACGAGCAACCACAGGATCAATCTCTTGTCCTGTGATTCGCATTTGTCGTACGAGTACTTTAGCTCTTTTTGCTTTACGTCCCATAGGTCACCTATTAACTAATTGTTGGAGCCTCATCAGCATGTATAACACCAGTTACATACCAACTAGTTCCGTCAGATACACACTCAACCCAACTACCGAATTTCGTACCATCGTTATCGTGCTTAATTAAAATCTCATCAGCATTACCACTACCATCCTCTTCAACAAAATTAGCAGTAGTGTTATCACTATCTTGATGTAGCAGTCCACCTATGAAGTGAGTACCGGCATCATGAGTTTTGATTTTTAGTGACGCACCGTCTAAGAGCGCCATAACCATAAACTTAAAATAAGCACCATCTTGTGGGGCTGGTAAGGTTACAGTACGCAAACCAGTAAGGTCACTAGTCAAAATGTAAAGCTCACCTGTCTCAGCAGATTGAATTGTTTTATCAGCGTCACCAAGAATTTCAACTCTCTGACGACTTGCGACACGAGCCGCTCTTCCAACTTTAGCCATAATATAATCTCCTTAATAAAAGTTGAGAACCATAAAGGTTCGTTTCATAGTAAGTAGTTTCTCCAAAAGGAAAAAACCCCCAACCAAAAGGTTGAGGGCATTTTTTTGTTCTTTGGTTTAAATCGCTAGTGATTATGCACCAGCTTCACCTAGAAGACCTCGAACGATAACAAGACCGTACATATCAGAACGTACCATCTTCTTAGCGTAACGAGTCATTACGCCTTTACGAGGAACAAAGTCTTCTGGTCCGAAGATTGTAGGTGTAGTTTGTAGAGGCACATAAGGTGCATATACATAACCAGACTCAAGGAAAGAAGCTCCTTTACGTCCAACAAGAATAGCATTTCTTGGGAAATAAGGATCAACGATCACATCAAACTTACGAGAAAGACTTCCTGCCTTAACAGCACCGATATCACCTTTGTCAGCATCAGCAGTTACGTTTGCACGGAATCCGCTTGTGAACTCAAGGATATTAGCAACTTCAGGAGAAACTACAACATAGTTAGCTCCGCCACGAAGTGTCTTTCTATGGATTTGAGCGGAAACATCATTGATGGTTTCAATAAGAGTCTCATACCACTCAGAAACAGTTCCGGTAAAGTCAGGAGCAGCCGAAGTTGCGCCAAGTTCAGCACCAGTTTCTCTGTTAACAAACAATCCGGGAGAACGAGACCAGTAGTATGTTGCAGCAGTTGCACCATTTACAAGGTCAGCAAGAATCTCACGATCAATCTCAAGAGCAATTTGCTCAGAAAGGATAGAAGTCAACTCTACCTCAGCATCCAAATTGTGATAAGCATTCAAGTCTTGTCCCAATTCAGGAGTCCACTTGGCTTTCAACTTTTTGGTTTGTGCTGTGATAGCGATACTATCTACCTTGATATCGATCTCTGGAATGTTTGGATTGTTTTCCAAAGGATATGCATATCCGTCAATAGCTCCAACGGGAGTACCAGATGCAGTAAAACTCTCCCTTAAAGGATATTCTGACAGACTTTTGTGAATAAGACTAGTGATATTGGTTCCAGCAGCAGAAGCCGCAACGGTACCAGCAGTGACACTATAAACATAGCGAATCGCATCACCATTAACCATTGCATCAGCACTAGGAATTGTGTCTGTTAATCGACGAATTTGGTTACAAGCAGAAGTACCACTTAAACCAGCAAAGACGTCATCCCCAGAAGCACCAGTGATGTTTAGAATAAATGCTGCCAAATTATCATAATCTGGATCGCCCTCTGTTGAATCATGTTCAGCTTTAAGAACGTCCAATACAACAACTCCTGTTCCATCAGTTAATGATAGAAGATCTGGATCATATTTGATTTTTTTAGCGTCATCTTCAGAAACACTGCCATTTAAAAGAAACGTTCTTTCTTTAGCGGTAATACCAGCAGCAATATCAGTGTTGTTACTTCCAGTTGGAGAAGCGTAAGCTCCGGCAAAAGAACCATCACGTCCGGGTCCACCAAATCCTGCTTTTGAAGAAGCACCAACTAGGCTCACACCATCAGCGATTTGTGATGCAACATCATCTGTACCGTAAATCGACTTAGTTCCACCCATGGTGTTACCAAAGCGACTAGCAGATGTAAGATCTCCGTTAAGTTCACTACCATAAGTGAAGTCAAGGAAGAAGATCAAACCAGATGGCAAAGACATTGGTTGAACGCTTACAAGTTCATTTGCAATAAGTCCAGCGAATACTCGACGAACGATAGGAAAAGCAACAGCAGCAAAACCGTCAACATTATCAGCTCCCATAGATGAAGCCTCACGAAGAAGTTCTTTTGCTTGGTTTTCCAAAAGACGAGCCATGGTTGATTGCTCGTGTTGGGTCTCAAGACCCTCAAGAAGTCCAGTTTGGGACCACTTGTTAAGAAGTGCACTACCTTCCGCTTTCATATCACGGTTAACGATGCCTTCTGTCAATTTTTCAATTATAGACATTTTTATACCTCCTTAATTGTATTTTAGTCTATGCCTGCAAGCTTTTTCATTCTATCTGTGAAAGAATGGTTTTCATTTAAAGTTTCTTGCTTGCGGCGTGGCATAACATGAGAAAGATTTGATCTACGATTTACGGACTCACTAAGTGATTGTGGAGACTTTTTGTTTGCTCCCACTGTAGCTTCTTTAAGGGTCTCGTACATAGACTTTGCTTCCTTTATTGTTTCTGCCTTAGCGATGACTTCGACAAGTTTTGACTTTTGTCGCTCATTCAAGGAGGCATCGCTTAAAACTTTATTTGTATATAGTAAACGGGCATTGCTAATCAATGCTTCTTCAAGCTTGTCCTTCATGTCAGCAATGGCTCCATGAAGTTTGTCTTGATTTGTTTGATAAGTTGCTAATGAGTTCTTCAAGCCTTCTAGCTCTCCGGTCAACTTATCTGCTTTTTCTTTATATTCATCAGACTGGCGTTTTGCCAATTCCAATTCTTGGTCGTACTTTCTGGTTGCGTCATCAGTTGTTATCCAACCATGCTTCTCAGCTCCGACATCAACGGTCAAACCCTCTTCAACAACCTCTTCTTCGTCTTCATCAGATTCTTCGAGAATTGCTAGAATCTCGCTGACAAGGTCATTCTCCTCATCAAGGTCAGACTCCGCCAAGAGATCCTCTAAACCGCCCTCAGTTCCAGCAGGAGCAGCCTCTTCAGTCGCAGCAGGGGTTTCCATGCCCATATCCATTTCGGGAGCTTCAGTACCTTGTTCTGGTCCGTCTTGAAGAGAATTCAAATCAAGACTAAAGTCTTCTGGATTGAACTCATACTCAACAACCATTTCAACATTCTGTGCTTCATCAACAGGATCGGCGGCATATGGAATATCATACTCTTCTTTAATTACTTCTTGTTTATTGTCTCCTTCCAAGAGAGACTCAACAGCAGCCTTAATTTCAGGTGCATACTTCTCAATTACAGATTGCTCAGCATTCTTTAACGCTGCTTCGCGTAGTGCCTGTGCATCCACAATTGCTTGTTCTAATAATGATGACATTAATACATCTCCTAATAAACGTTTATCAACAATAAATAGTGATCACAAGGAGAAAAGGACAAACCATTATAAAAGTCGAGGCTACAGCTTTTTTATAGTAACATAACTTATGTTTGAACCAGCTTTTACTTTTGTACTATTACTCGTTCCGCCAACTTGACGAATCTGTATACTAGCACTTTGGTTTGTGCTAAAATGAGCTATTGTGCTAAGATGAAATGTTCTCATATCTACTTGTGCTGGGTTATTGTTGTATTGGTTTAGAGCTATAAATGGGATACCAGAAGAATTTGTAGTGCTAGCTGAGCTGGTGCTGACCAAATATATTTGATATTGAGTTATATCGCTTTGAATTGCGTCAAAAACTAAGGCTGCTTGGATATCATAATATCCTGCTTCCGTAGCAACAAAATTGTAAGACCCTGTGTTCCATCCTGCTCCTCCGGTAAACGTGTCAAACTGAACAACATCTAGAGCAAGTGTGTGATATGTTCCTGTCTGTAATGTAAGATCTGAATTCAATCCGACTTTTAAAACTTCTGGTGTTTCACCGCCGCCACCGCCTTCTCCATCATCAACATCAACAAAACTAAGCTGTCCACTTCCGTTTGTTTGAAGAACCTGTCCATTATTTCCATCAGAGGCAGGCAATGTGTAATTGTTAACTGATAGAGTTCCATTGATTGTTGTGTTTGCTGAGCCGTCAAAAGTAATCGCAGGGTTTCCTGAGTTGTCTCGTATATCATTTCCTCTAACTCGGATATCTCCGTTAATGTCAAGTTTGTGAGATGGACTATCAGAACCAATGCCAACCTTGCCATCTTGCTCTATAACAAATCTAGTATTTGCATCTGTCTTGATTAAAAATTTATCGTCAGATGGGTCATTAAGTAAAGCCCATTTTCTAGTGCCTTGATCCGACAGTTCGAAGCCGGGATAAGATCCATTACTTGATTCAACCCTTACTCTAGGGTGAACTCCTTCAATATGTAAATCAATTTGTGGATCTGTGTTTCCGATACCAACCTTGCCATTTGCCGCTATTCTCATCCTTTCGGCAATACCGACACCATCAGTTGTTTGAAAAATTATTTCATCATTGACAGACTGGCAGCCAATTACCAAACCTTCGGATGAATCAACTTGTATAAACGCTGTATCTACACCGTCGGTCTCAAATTGTATTTCTCTATAATGACTTCCCGCTTTTCCTATTCTCAACCCTTCAGTTACAGATCCGCTGATATGAATCGGTACCGTTGTGGTTATTTCATTATTCTCGATTGACAACCTTGTCGAACCACCAGTCTTTAGATCTATTTTATCTTCGCTAAAATCTATCTCAGTATCTCCTTGAGCATCATCTTCTGCTTTTAGATCTCCGATAACTTGCGAACCTTTTGAAAATTTATAGGCCATATTATATCTCCTTTTAACAGTAAATAGAAAAAGGTCGGGTAAAGACCCGACCTTTTATGAGCAAAGATAATAATCTTATTTCTCTAAAATATTACATAATGAACCAAGCAGTACCATTACAAACCAAACTAAGAGCAGCAAAAGCAGAAGACATAGTCACCGTAGCTTCTCCATCAATTGTTTCACTAGCGTTACCATCTAAAATAACTGAATTACCTGAACTGTCAGTTCTTTTAAACTTAACAATCTTTCCTGAGTTACCAGAAGCCGCAGGTAGAGTGATTGTAACATTGCCAGAAGAAGCATTACACAAAACAATTGTTCCATTTCCTAAGTTCAAGGTAGCATCAGCTGAGATTGTTTGAACAGTCTCAGTACTAGCTCCAGAAATGTTTGCTATAAGTGTCATTACATCAGAACCCTTCTTAAGTTCCATGTTACCTGATGTTGAATTGTACTGGAAGGTTATGTCATCACCAGAACCACCTTCAATCGTAATACCGGCCTGATTAACAACGTCTGATGTTGCATTATTACTGTCTAAAACAAGGTTATGATCGGCAATTGTAACTGTTTCAGTGTTAATAGTTGTTGTAGATCCAGCAACGGTTAAGTTACCAGCAATATTAACAGTAGTTCCTGCCGCACCTACAGTAAGAGTGTTAGCTCCAACTGTGTCAAGAATAGTGATGTTACCAGCAGAAGCAACATCAAGATCAGTCAAACCTGTGATAGCCATGTTTTCACCGTCAATAGCAGCTGCAACAACACTAGCAGCAATACTTCCACCAAGTGAAACAGAAGTTCCAGCGATGGTCATTGCACTGTTTGCTAATTTAGCATTTTCAATTGAACCAGCAAGCATGGCATTTGTAACACCAGCGGCTTTGATTCTAAGAGCATCAGAATTAGTTTCGATTGATGAATCATCAACACTAACAGATAAAACCTGATTTCCACCAGATTCTGCGATTGCAAGACCATCACCAGCAATTCCGGCTTTAAGACAAAGACCACCGTCATCTTCCATAGCAGTGTTGGTTGCAAGTTCGAGAGCAGATGCTTCAACCTTATTAGCAGTTGAAATAGCGTTTAGCTTTGTATCAGGAATTGAACCAGCTAGTTTAGCTTGATCAATAGAACCAGCCAACATATCGTTAGTAACACCACCTGCTTTAACACGTAAAGTATCAGCACTAGTTTCGATTGATGAATCGTCGACCTGAACAGCAACAGAAACTGTGCCTCCAAGCGATACAGAACCACCACCAGAGAGACCGTCACCTGCGGTAACTGTCACAGAAGAGTTAGCTAATTTAGCGTTTCCAATAGAACCTGCAAGCATAGCATTGGTAACACCAGCTGCTTTAATACGCAAAGTGTCAGAATTAGTTTCGATAGATGAGTCATCAACTGAAACAGAAAGAACACCCAAATTATGAGCAAGTCCATCACCAGCAACAGCAGCTTTAAGTCCCATACCGTCTTCAACCAACTC